TATAAGAAGTATATGCGTATGTGCTTTCTAAAAGTTCGTCTGATAGCGATAATATATGTAACTCCGAATAGTGTTTGGCTGGATCGAATACGTTATTGATCTGAAAGGAACTTACTAAGGCCTTATCTTCCTGAGAATATTGTTCAAAACCTGCTATGGTTTCTGGTGAGTCTTGATTAACTGTATAAACTATATCTGCCATCTATGCTATGTTTGTCTCTAAAGTAAGTATTTGTTGAGTTAGTGTAAGATTTTCTGTTCTTAATTGTGCTATCTCATCTAATAATGGTTGGATATCCTCTGTAACTGTATCAAAAGTTAGCAATTCAGAACTCTTTTTTACTAAGTATTCGTGTGAATCTGTCTCACCTGTTACGTCTATTTCGTAATACAATTTCTCGTATAACCTAAATAACTCCTCAGAAGTATCCGGATCCTCTTCCGGTACTGGTTGTGTGAAGGTTTTAAAGGTGCTATCGATTACTTTATTAAAATCGGTAGTACTAAATACGGTCTTTTGTATGTTAATATCGTTAGCCATTTCTTACTACTTTAAATATGTTTTGACCATCTACTACTGTTGTACTTCCATCTAAAGTTGTCTTTACTAATATACGGTAATATCTCTCAGGTTGCAACCCATCCATATACACATCGAAGAATGCTCCGTTTGAATCGCAACTTATTTTAGTAAACTGAGTATCAAAATCTACAACCATTTCTTCTGTGTTTTCATCTCTTAATCCCCAGTACGAAGCTGATGGTAGGGCATAGTTTGTTAGATATGCTGATGATGTTGTGAAGGATCTAACTGGATATTTGGGTCTTGCTGATACTCTAAATCTTTGTTTTCCATTATCAACGTACTTTCCTTTATTATTTGTAAGGTTAATAATTGAGATACTATTTGATAAAATAGAAAGAGATCCTGTACTGTATGTACTGTCATCCCACTTAAATTCTAAAAATGGTGGATAGATAGTATTCGTATCTACGCCGTAGTATTTTAGTCGGATAGAGGCTGTTAGGTTATACTCGAGATTGTTTGGTAGTTTTACTATAAAACCGTTATTAGCTATAGCTCCATTGTAGGACATACTTACAGCACGTGTCACATTTATATCAACATCGTTTGTTGAATTAAGAATATGTGATTGCGTGAACTCTAGATTCACTCCTGCTGAACCTGTGTACCAATTTCCTCCTCCTCCTGTCGAACCTACTTTAAACGATCCTGTAGTTCCTGCATCGAATGATGAAGTAGTCCAAGGAGATGATTCTCCTGCTTGTCTGTTTACCCAAGAAACTCCTGTAGTGTTGGTTGGAACATCTCCAAACTTACCTACTCCACTATCCCATGCTCCATAAATTGGATAGGCATATAAAGTATAGTTTACAGGTATCTGGTAAGCGTCTGCTAGGTATAAGTGTAGGCTTGCGCTGTATGTTGTTGCACCTATCTTATTTACAATTACATCTTGAATTTCCGTAGTACTATACTGAACCAGTAGACGGTTTGTCTCTCCTGTACCAGTGATATCTGAGTATCCTCCAATTTCAATTATTTCATCTTTACCAGCGTTTCCTGTTGGTACTTCTGATGATATAAACGCATCCTTCTCAGGAAATATTCTGTATACTGCCATGTTATAGTGTTGTTATTCTTCCTTTAATATCTGTGTCTGGAAACTTTACTTCAAATATACACGGATCATAAGAAGGATATACTATGTTTGTTCTAGTTGCTCCTACTATGTCATATGCATATTGTGAATATGTTCCACCTACGTTATTTACTAGTTCTACTTTCTGTACTGTTTGTACACCTTTTTCTTGATCAAGAAGTGTGTATATGCTTGAAAGATTGATTGGTTGGTTTATATTCCACTTTGTTATGTCAAAGTAATCTTTTAACCTATTTGTACATGCAAGTAGTACGTCTCTTCCTGAGAAGTTTGGTTTTACTATTATGTCAAAGTTTACTCCTATGTTTACTATGAAAGCATCTTTTATGTTAAGAGCATCCGATAGTATCATATATTCTGAGAGATATGTTTTTAAGTTACTTTTTAGAGTACTTGTTGCAGGAGTTAGGTTTTTATTATTATCATATGCTAGAGTAAATATGGATAGTGATAGTGGATTGCTATCAATTATACTGTCTGTAGCACTATTTGGGGTAGTTAATTGATCTTGTGTTGCGTATACTTTTGCTATTGATCCATACTTAGAAGCCATAGATAAAGCTCTAACTGTGTAATCTTGGAGTGTTACTGCTCTTCCTTGTTCGTTAAAAGCTCTTAGTGAATTTTCTCTTAATTCATCTACAGTATCACCATCTCTTCCTCCAGCAGCTGCTAGTGAGTTATTAAAAAAAACTGTTCCTAGTTGTGAAGTATCTACTGCTGTTGGTGTTCCGCTATATCCTATTAAAGTGTTAATAGTATTTGCAGGAGCATTTGCTGCTACTCCTCCACCTACTAAATACTTAATTGTTAGTGTTGTATTTGATGGTGCTAATCCATATGACTTTGTAGATAAAAAATTAGAAGGGTCAAATGCATAGTCAATTCTAGAAATTCCTTGATTTGTTCCAAATCCTACATTAGTTGGATCTGGTGTTATTATTGAATCATCTTGACCTGTTATACCTGCTCCAAATTGAATTTGCAATTGGCCTGTTGATGTAAATCTTGTTACAAATCTTCTTGGAACTCTCTGTAAAGTCAAGCTGTATGGTACAGTTTGTTTATCTGTCTCGTTATTTGTATTATCAACAAATACCGTGTCTTGTCCCAAGAAAGGAACCTCATACCATTTAGTATTTCCAGAGTTTTCTGTTACGGATAGTACGCCTACTATATTTGTATCTTCTATTGTAATTGTTTTAAACTTCTCTACAGAGGTAATGTCCTGTGTAATAGTTTTAACTTCTCCTGATAGTGCTTTTGCAGTTTTTGTTAGTCTAAAGGTGAGTGGCTGTCCTGCTCCATTTAAGGTTTCAACTCCTATAAGTGTTCCGTCATATGAACTCGAGAATGTAAAATCTATTGGTTTGTCTATAATAAAATTTACCTGTCCTGTTGATGTTGACTTTAATCTAGTGTTCCCAGGTATTTTAAGTGCTTGGTTCCAGTTAGGCTCTCCTGTCAACGCACCTACGAATTGTGATACTTCTATATCAACTTCTGAGGGGGTTGTTATCTTTGGACGATACCCCATCATGTATGCTAAGTTGTATAAATTAGCTGGGTTTTTTGCATGTTGAATGTACGTCTCTTGAAGTTGGGTGTCTTGGTAAAAAGATAAAACATCTCCTACATATGCAGCCATTTCAATAAACATCATACCTGGTGATGTTGGTGAAAAATCGTTATATGAATCGGGGAAGTAGTTCTTAGCGTATTCAATTAGCTGACTTTTAAAGTCTCCAAAATCCTTATTTACGTATTTTATATCTCTATCTTGGGCCATTATTGTTCAAAGTTAATTACTAATTGATCTTGTATGTTTGTCTGTGCTACATTGTATACTATCGAAATCGTTACTGTATTTATATCTTCACTGTATATTGTTTCTAGTTGTTGTATAATAACATTTGGAAACCACTCTACTACTCCTTGTCTTACTGCGTAATCTATTTCCTCTTTCTTATCTTCCGTCATTTGCTCAAAGAGTAAAGCTCTTAGGCCTGCTCCTAGAGCTGGGTTTAAAAACCTCTCTCCTTTCTCTGTTAAGAAGTAGTTGATTAAGTTTGCTTTTAATGCATCTTTTGTTGTATATGTTGAGTTAAATACAGAATTAGAGGAAAAAGGAAGTCCTACTCCAACTGCCATTCTAGGCTGTAAGTCTAAAGGATTTATTTGCTCTACTTGAAATGCCATTATGCTCCGAATCTTTGTTTATCCTTTTCTACTGATGCTTTATATACCTGACCTGCTCTCATCATGAAATCAAATTGAGATATATCTAGTCCTGGTTCTGGACCTGGTCTGAACTGATCCATTGCTGATTGCATACCTAATCCTGGTGCTTGTACCATGTCTGATGTTGCATTCATAATACTGTGATAATCTCCTTGAGTCATCGTTCAGTTCAGATACACAAGTTCTATTAGATGAACTTAAATTTAAGATAGATAATCAATTTACATAACAAAACTATTTATTAATATGAAGTTAGATTTATTAACAAAATTAAT